AGCAACTTGTTCAATAGCACCACTCTCAGCTAAATCTGATAATTGTGGTTCGTATGCCTTTCCTCTTGTACTACCTCTTTCGATGAATCTATTTAATTGCGATGCTAAAACTACAACACAATCATTTTCTTTTGCTAACCACTTATAATCATTAACAAGTCTTTCAATTTGCAACCTTCTATCAGCTTTATGACCATCACAAGAAACAAGTTGAATATAATCATCGAATATTATATCGGGTTTAAATCTCTTAGCTTCAGCTGAAGATGCTGCAAAATCTTTTAAATTATCAAACATTAAAAACCTATCCTTTGAATACTTCTCCCTTATTCCTGATATAGTTTGATTTACAATCTTAAGTGATTCATCGCTAAATATATTCTTTCTAACCATTCCATATGATAGCTGTTCTGATTCTAAACATATTATCTTTTTCATCAACTCTGAGTTTGGCAGCTCCCTACTAAAGAACATAGCCTTATATCCTTTTTCTAAAGCTTTTGATAACATGTTAATCATTACAGTAGTTTTACCATGACCTGGTCTTCCACCAATGATTGTTATCTCACCTCTTGTTAAACCACCTGAATACTTATCTAAATTATCATATCCAGTTGTTATTAATTTGCTTGTTTTATTTTCGATGCTTATGAGAGTGTCTGATATTACATCTTCAATATCTTGCACTTTACTTGGTCTTATGTTTAAAAGCTCTCCGTATAATGAATGAGCCTCATTGAGCGATTCATATACATCAGATGTATTTGACTTTGCTTTATCTTTTATTCTTTCAGAATGAACAATAACCTTACGTAAAAGATATTTTTCATATATTT